GCCGTGGAGTAGCGGATGGAGAGCGTGTAGGCCCCGGCTGCCAGGGACGACGTGGTCTGGTGGATCTGCCCGGGGACGGGGTCATGCGCGCCGAGGATGTAGCGCCCGTTGATGATGCCCACGGTCTGGGTGTTCCAGTAGCTCCAGCCGTAGGTGAAGCGCGGGTTCCTGACGCAGTCGAAGCCCTCGTTCTCGACGGGGTCGCCGCTCAGCGCATCGTAGACGCCGAGCTCGCCGTTCCCCATCACGAGGAGGAAGCCCGCGTCGCCCTGGCGCATGAACGGAATGACGCGGCAGTCCGGGGTGAAGTCAGGGAAGTACCGCGCGAGCCGCGTGCCCGCCTTCGACACCAGCGGCCCGTGCGCGAGCGGCTCCCAGTTCTTGCAGTAGGCGAGGCTCTTCTTCCAGAGCTCCGTCTCGACGCGCCCCTTCAGGTGGGGCGACAGCTCGCCCCCGGCGAAGGAGGTCTGGATGGGCGCGGAGCGGGCCACCTACCGCACCTTCCAGAGACCGGGGCCCTGGATCTTGATGCTCCGGCCCTGCATGGCGTCGGAGACCGTCGCCTCGTGCAGCTTCACCTGGAAGAGCTTCCACATCCGCTCCTGGAGAGCGGCGTTGTCCACGAGCGCCACCGTCATGTCGGCGGCGAGCCGAGCGGCGAGCGCGTGGCAGAAGAGCGTCGACCAGGCCGACACGTCCTCGACCCGCTCTAGCGTGATCATGTAGAGCGCGTCCTCGTCGCAGACGACGTAGGAGCCCTCGCGCTGCCAGTCGATGCTCTCGCCGTCGGTGTCCTGGCAGCGGAGCACGCGCAGCGTCGTGGACGGGATCTGGAACTGCTTCGACCAGTAGTAGGCCGGCTCGGTCACGTCGGCTGCGAGCGGGCCCTGGCGCTTCACCGCGAAGGACCACTCCCGGGCCTCGAGGACGGCGTCGCGGGTGCCGTTCCAGAGCGCCTTGCAGAGCTTCGCTTCGGTGGTGTCGTCGTCGACGGACGTGATGAACTTCGCGCCCAGCCAGCCGAGCGCCATGTTGCAGACCTCGACCTGGTTCATGGCCTACGCCTTCCGCCGCTTCGGCTTGTCGGGGTCGGGAGAAGAAGCGACGACCGGCGTGGGGGAAACGCCGGCCGTCTCGAGCACCCACTCCCGGAGATGCTCGTCCAGCAACTCCGGGGCGACCTGCGGGAACATGGTCCGGACCTCCTCCCACGAGGAGCCCCCGCGTACCGCCCGGACCATCTGCTTCATGTCGCCCCGCGAAACGAAGTCCATCCAGACCTCAGACGTAGGTGAAGTAGCCGGCCTTCGTGACCGTCTCGGCGTTGACGTTGGTCACGACCAGGTTGAGCGCACCGGCCGCGTGAGCCGGGACGACGACGGCCAGGTGCTGCTCGTCGAGCAGCTCGACGGTGCAGGCGTGCCCGCCGACGGTGACGGTGACGCCAGGGCAGAACTTCGTCCCGGTGACGATGTGCCGCGAGCCGCCGGCCGCGGGGCCGGTGTTCGGGGTCATGCTCGACACGGTCGGCGTCTTCTTCGCCGTCGCGGGGCCGGGCGTCAGCGTGCCGTCGGTGTCCGCGTCGGTGTTCGTGACGACGATGTCGTTCGCGCCAGCGGCGGCCAGCGCAGGCGTGAGGCCCAGGATGGTGCCCGGCGTGTGCGAGATGATCGTGACCGGCTCGCCGCCGAACGTCACCTCGATGTTGGGCGGGAAAAGCGAGCCGAAGATGATGATCTCCTCGCCGCCCTCGGTGTCGAAGGTGGCGGGCAGCGCGCCCGTGGGCGCCGGCGTGAGCGTGTTCCAGTACGCCTGGGCCCAGCCGCGGTCGCTGCCGGCGAAGCCGTAGGTGTCCGAGTACGCCCGCTGCTTCAGCATCGTCATCGTGAGCGAGGTCTCGAGCGCGTCGAACCAGGTCTTGTCCACGCCCTGCGCGACCAGCTCCGTCGAGACATCGGCGAACGTCGTGCCCTTCAGGAGCTCGTCGATCGCGTAATCGTACTGGGCCTTCGTGAGGCTTTCGACTGCCATGTGGCCTCCAGGTCGAAAGCCGCTGGCAGGGTCACCCCCACCAGCGGCTCTCGGTCAGCGACTACGTCTCGAGGTAGTGGACGCGGAGCATCTTCGCGTCCTGGATGCGGACGGCGCCCACGTCCACGCCGAGGTACACGGTCGTGGCGAAGGAGGCGCCCGGATCCTCGGCGACCTTCACGAACGGCTCCTTGGCGACGAGCATGCCGATGGCGTCCTTCGTGTAGGCCAGGCCGTACCGCTGGAGCGAGGTCGGGGCCGGGTCGGTGAGCCGGTTCGACACGATCCAGGTGAAGCCCATCCAGCCCTGCACGAGGCCGCCGCCCATCAGGGCCTTGGCGTTCGCGTAGTCGATGCTGGTGGCCTTCGCGTCGTCGAGGAGCGCCATGACGGCGTTCGGCGAGATGACGAAGAAGACCTCCTCGTCGGGGTCGATGTCCTTCTCGAGGATGAGCTCGCGGGTGGCGCGGACGAGGTCGAAGTCGAAGGCGGTGGTGGCGCCGCCGATCTGGCTGCCGGCCGGGTGGGAGTTGGAGTTCGAGAGGTCGTCGAGGGCGGCGCCCGTCGCGGCGGCGATGATGCAGTCGTCGAAGCGGCGGCCGGCCTGGGCGGCCATGGAGGAGGTCAGCGCCGACTGCGGGTCGGTGAGCTGGCGGACGATGTCGTCCCACTCGAAGGAGTCCGCGGTGTGGTACGGCGCGGGGGTGGCGACGCGGTTGTTGAACACCGAGTCGACCCACGGGGTCGCGTTCCGCTTGTTGGTGTTCGTGCCGGCCGGCGCGGTCTTCGCGGTCATGGCGCCGCGGGCGCTCATCACCTGGAAGCGGTGCGAGGCGCCGGGGCCGGTGCGGGTGGTGACGGTGTTGCGCAGCTTCGAGAACTTCTGCTGCGCGAGGTGGACGATGTTCGACTCGAACGTCTTGATGTACAGCTGGGTCATCTCGTTGGCTGCCACGGCGTCGTCTCCTGCCCGCTACTCGGCGGGCGAAAGGTTGAAAACCCTTGCGCCGCGAGTAGTCCGGTCAGAGCCGGGCCCGCCTGCTTGCAGCCATGCGCCCGCTGCCGAGGCACCGGGTCTTCGGGGCCGCTTGCGCGGTACTCCCTGGACCCGATGCCGTCAGGCTATGGCGGGCCTCCGCAGCGTCAACTCGCCATCGCGTCGCGCTGCGCGTCGAGCATCTCCTGCACGAGCGCCTGGTCGCCCTTCCAGTAGGCCGGGTTCGACTGGATCTCCTTGATGCGCCGGGCCGCCTCGGCCGGCGTCCGCTTCGTCGAGAGCCCCGGGCCCTGCGTGCCGGCCTGGTGGACGTTCCCCGTCAGGCGCGCCGCCGCCTCGGCGAAGACCTTCAGGAACACGGGCGGCATGGTCGTGACCGCGCCCTCGGGCACGCCCATCGCCTTCGCCGCAGCTCGAGCCGCCGCCGCCTTGTCGTCGTAGGCGTAGCCCCACTCCTTGCGCAGCGCCTGGTCGGCCTCCTTCTCGGCCGCCTCGCGGGCCTTCGTCGACGCCTGGACCTTCTCGAACTCCTCGGCCTTCGCCTTGTAGCTGCCCAGGTCGGGCACCTTCTCGGTGAGCTTCGCGAAGAACTCGGCCTTCTGCTCCGGCGTCGCGTCGGCGGCCGGGAGCGCCACCGAGCGGCCCTGGTACTCCTTCAGGTCCTTCGCGATTTTCCCGAGCGTCGCGACGGACGGCACGTCCTTGAACATCGGCTCGCTGCGCAGCTCCTCCGGGAGGAGCTCGCGCCAGTCCTGGATCGGGTCAGCCATTTGCCAGCTTCCTTTCGCCCTCTTCACGAAGGCGCTTGAGGTACAGCGTCAGCTTCCGGGCGCCCAGCCACTCGTGGAGCTCGCGGTCCGACTCGCCGGGGTCGCCGGTGAGGAAGAGCCGCTCGAGGGTGTCCATGAGCACCTTGCCGTCCACGGTGGCGAGCGCCCGCGCGACGGCCTTGTTCCTGTCCCCCAGCTCGCCGGAGAGTTTCTCCGCTGGATTCACATGAGCCCCCCGCCCGCAACGGGCGAGACGAGCGGCACCGGCGTCGCCGGCTGGCTCTGGACGGCCCCGGCCGCCTCGGCTTGCTGCGCCATGGCCTCGCCCTGCGCGCGCGCCACCTCGGCCCTCATGGCCTCGCGCTGGAGCTTGGCGTTCTCGGCCTTCTGGGCCTTCACCTCGTCCTCCGAGCGGAGGATGCCGGCCGGCGTGCCCAGCCGCTTGGCCATCTCGCGCAGCGCCGCGTCGGGGTCGAACGTCATCGCCACGTCCTGGAAGCCCAGCTTGATGAGCCCGGCCGCGGCCGACGCCAGCCGCTCGATGGCGGCCACCTCGTCGATGCGCTGCGCCCGGGACAGCGGGCCCTGGTAGTCGATGTCGAACTCCCCGCCGGCGCGCTCCACCTCGGTCCTCACGAGCGGCGGCATGGGCGGCAGCCGCTTCGCCCGGTACAGCATCGCGAAGACGAGCTGGAGGAGCGGGTTCAGCGCCTTCGCCTGGAGCCTGGACAGCGTCGGGCCGAAGAGCTTCTGCATCATGTCGAGCCGGGCGTTCACCTCGGTCGCCGTCATCTGCGGAGACAGCTTCAGCGTGAGCTCGTCCGTCCAGAAGCGCGCCCGGACCTGGGCCCGCATGTCGGCGATCTCCTGGTACGCCACGTCGAAGCGCGTGCCCGACTCGATGACCTTGAGCGCGTCCGGGGACCGGCTGACCGTGACGCCGCCCGGCTCGAGGTTCACGTCGCCGATGACGTGGCGCTCGTCGGCCAGGAGCGATGGGTCGATGGCCTTCTCGGCGGCCATGCGGAGCTGCTCGAGGCGCTTGTTCAGGTAGCGCACGTCGGGCAGGCACCGGATGCCGGGGCCGTGCCCCCAGTCGCTGCCGGCGGCCTGGTCCCACGGGACGATGAAAGCCGGCATCTCGTAAAAGCCGCCCTCCTCGCCGAGCAGCTCGGCCGTCTCGTGGATGAAGTAGCAGTACCCCACCGGCCGCACGTTCGGCGCGAGCGGGGCCTGCTTCTTCTCGCCGGCGCGCTCCGGCCGGACGAAGATGCAGTAGACGACCTTCAGCTTCGTCGAGCCTTGCTGCGGATTCGCCGCCTGGTCCTTGATGCGCTGCGGGACCTTGTCCTCGCCGAACTTCGAGATGATCGCCGCCGGCGTCCAGGACAGGAAGCGCCAGTACCGCAGCACGTTCCCCTCGTAGTCCGGCTCATAGTACGTCTCGCGGATGGGCGGCGCGCTGAAGTCGAGCCCCTTCCACTGCTCGGCGGTGAGCGCGTCGGCCTTCGCCTCGGCGATGAAGCACGCCGTGCCGTAGCGCACCCAGTCGCCGTAGAACGAGCCGATCTCGGAGTAGAAGTCGGAGGCCTGGAGCTCGGCGAAGATGCGGTCGCCGCACTGCTCGATCCACTCGTTCGCCTGGAGCTTCTTCGACTGCCAGGTGAGGCGCGCCCAGCGCACGGCGCTGTTCGTGATGGAGCTCGAGAGGTGGGCGGCGAGCTTGTCCGCGCCGTCGGGTGCGCTCGAGTCCCAGATCTCCGACCGCTGGAAGCGGACGGCACCCTCGCCCTGGCCGAGGCTCGTCACGCGCTGGCCGCCGGAGAGCGGGCCCACCCACTTCTCGACCTCGTCCCAGGTGCCGTCCACGTTGGACCTGGCCGAGATGGCCGCGTCGAGGCGCTGCTTCAGGAGCATGGTGTCCACGGCCATCGGTCTCTCCTCATGCGCCCATGGCGCGTCGAACACGGATCCCGGTGCCGAAGCCCAGGCCCGGGTGGGCCACCGGCTCGGCGAAGGTGAGGGCGAGCGCGTCGGCGAGGTCGGGCGACGGGAGGCCCCGCTTCTTCAGGTCCTCCTTCGCCTCGAGCTGGAGCCGGCCGGCGGCGTTCGCGTAGGAGTAGGTCGGCGCGGTGAGCTCGGCGTGCAGCTCGGCGATGTCGGGGATGCTCGCCGTCTTGATCCACTCGGCCATGAGCCACCACATCTCGGCCCGGCGGTTCACGAAACGCTCGTCGCGGGCCTTTCCGCCGAAGTCGATGCCGATGACGCGGCGGCCGAGTTGGCGCAGCCGGTCGACGACGCCGGCGCCGAGGCCGGTCTGGTCGACGAACACCGCGTGCGGCTGGTGGGTGTCCATCATGTCGGCGACGTGCCCGGCGAGCGTCATGAGGTCGAGCCCGCGCCAGGTGCGCGGCGGCCCGATGCGCCGGCCCTGCCGGACCACCGCGACGCTCCGGTCGTCGCCGTACCGCGCCACGTCGACGCCGAGGATGATGGCGTCCTGGTTGTACTCGGTGAACGGGATGACCCGCTTCGCTGCCTCGGCCACGTCCTCGACGCCGATGAGGACGTTCGACTGCGCCGGCGGGAACTTCCCGAAGACGTTCACAAGCACCCAGGCGTTGTCGCGCCCGTACTTCGCGATCTGCGCCCTGGCCCACTCCGGGTCGATGCGAGGCGCCCGCATCGGGTCGTCCGGGTCTCCGGTGATCTCGCGAACCCACCACAGGTCGCGTTCCCGAGTGCAGGCGCGGTAGAGCGGGCCCGAGAGCAGCGTCGGGTTCCCGGCGATCATGAGCTTCGTCTCGACGCCGGTCGCCAGCGCCGCCTCGGCGGCCGACGCCACGGCGTCGGGCACTCCGCCCGCCTCGTCGACCTGGAACAGGACGTGGTCGGCGTGGATGCCGGCAAGCGTGTCGGCCTGGCTCGAGGGGTCGGCGCTCTTCGACCACTGCCGGGCCGACGCGAACCAGGTCTCCGGGTGGTCCTTCGCGAAGATGCGGGTGTTCGTCCACTCGAAGGCCTCGCGGAGCAGCGGCGAGCGCCCCTGCCACTTCGCGTACTCGGCCCAGAGACCGTCCCGGAGGTTGTCCCCGGTGATGCTCGTGCAGATGACCTTGGGGTGGGGTCTCGTCAGGAGGAAGTTCCAGCCGCACCAGGCCTCGACGGTGGATTTCCCGGGGCCCTTGCAGGCCTTGAGCGCGATGCGCTGCTCCCTCGGGAAGGCCTCGAGGACCTCGTCCTGCCACGGGTCCGGCGTGGCCTGAAAGACCTCTCGCACGAAGATGCGCGGGTCCTCTCGCCAGACGCGGATCCGGTCGGCAGCGGTCAGGACGCCCTCGACTTCAGGCTGGAGGTGACGAGCTCCTCGAGCGTGATGCGGCCGGAGTGCTCGAGCTTGTCGGTCCAGAGCTTCAGGTGCTTGCCGAGGAGCTCGTTGCCCTTGAGCGCGGCGTTGAAGTCCTCGGAGGCTTCGGCCTTGGCCTGAATGCGGCGGATGTTGTCGATGACGAGCTCGGCGGTGAGCTCGGCCTTCTCGTTGCGCTTCGCGAGGGCCGCGTCGACGGCCTCGCGAACGCCAACCTGTGCCAACAGCCGAGGCCCGACGACGTTCGGGTTCTTGGTCTGGTAGCCCGCCCGAAGGCACGCCGCGCTGGCGTTCAAATCCTTCAGGTATTCGGCCACGAAGCGGGCCTGCTTGCGGTTCAGCGGCACGGCCCCGAGGCTACGGCCCGGTCACGCTACTTCAAGCGGGCCGGGCGCCCAGGCGCGTGAAGCTTCGTCCCGAGTCGGGTAGTCGTTGATGCGTTCGGTGCAGCC